CAGATTGTTTTGGGGGGCAATTGAAATCGTAAAAGAAACAGCTTGAAATCATGTACAAAGTTAGATTCCACCTCGGACGAGGCGAACATTTCATGCACTGGCAAATCAAATCCAAGCTAAATACAGGTGATGGCACTGGTGCTAAAGAAGTGGTGAGCTACGTAGACCCACAAGACAATCAGCTAGCTATGCTAGGCTGTAAGCTAAGCGTACAACCAACAGCGGCTAAGAAGATTCATGACGGTGCTAACAAGACTGTGTGTGCATGGATAGAGTGCGAGGCTGTCCAAGTATTGGACGTCAATCGGCTCAAGCCAAATGAACAGGACTACCGCATCAAGTTCAACCCGCGTCAAAGTCCTAACTGGACTGACGGATACAACAACATCGTTAGCGGTAACGAATACGAAATACTATTTACAAATGACAGGACTCTATGGGTGGTTGGTGACGCTTATGAGTGTGGAACTTCCGACTTGGTTTAACAACAAGTTTGGATGGTTCTTTAAAAACGGAAACAAATGAGCGAGCCAAGGATATCAATATATACGAATCAGTCAGCTGAACACACGAAGAACGATGGGCGTAAGCTGTTCATGGAATTCATGGAGGTGATGAGATCACCTGAAGCTGAATACTACGACGGAACACTAGACATTAAACTTAAAAAACTATACGAAGATGGGATGGGATACGGATTCTGAAATTACACAGCAGCTCTGGAGCTATGAGCGAGACGGCAAGACATACTACACCCCGTCTGGTTCATACGCTGAGAAGACAGGTATAAACATACAGCAGGTAATAAACATTACATATGACTAACCAACAAGCAATCCAAATCGTATTGGAAAACAAAGACCCCTCTAACGCAGAACGTTTAGCAGCCATGTATGCTTGCGACGATATAATTGAAACAGACATTGACGTATGGCTAAGCAAAGATGTATCAGAGTATCTACCTCAGTTCCCTGATATCGCAGAGAGTTTAGTCGAAGACTTGCTCAAGGAAGACAGCATATCCGTGGAGCGTGTAGCTAAAAGCCTCACAGAGGTTTCAAGGTCTATGTATCACTACGTTAAATTTTACGAAACACTCAGCAGTTACGACATAGCATTGTCAGAACGCTGACAAGGGGAGAGACGGATGGTGTGCAGGGAGATCCTGCAACACGCCGTGTGCTGGAGACAGCACAACATTGAGAGCGTTGAGAAACAAAGTCTCTCCTTTCCTTGCATTAATAACAATTAAACTTTAAATTTGAACCAGCAAATCCAATGAATGATGACATAAAAAGGCTACAAGAGGAGTACTATGCTACCCTCAACCTCACCCCCAACATATCCAGGAAAGCACCACAAGTTCAGGCACGAGCCGCACTGATGGTCGCTATGGCTCACTACATGACCAAGACAGAGGTGGGTAAAAGCTTTGGCAGAGACCACAGTACGGTCATACACCATCAACGTCAGCATGAAGGCAATCTGTTTTCATGGGATGGGTACGAAGAGAAGTACCTGCTAGCCGTAAGGCTGTGCAGTGTACACCTCCAATACAACAGCATCGAAGAGAAGCTCACAACAATTAGAATCCAAATCAAAAGGCTAGAGGGTCTAGCTGAAAATCTAAAACAAGAACTCGTATGAGTAATTACAAATTCAAGACCACGAACATTCGTGGCAAGCAGTACGTTGAAGTCAACGAACGAATCAAGTTCTTCCGACAGGAGGAGCAGTACAAGAACTGGAGCCTTATCACAGAGTTTACTGTGCTAGACGAAGCTCAATGTGTATGCAAGGCATCAATCGTAGATGCTGACAATCGCATTATATCAGTAGGTCATGCACATGAAGTGCAAGGCAGTAGCAACATCAACAAGACTAGCTACGTAGAGAACTGCGAGACATCAGCTATCGGTCGTGCATTGGCTATGCTCGGTATTGGTATTGATACATCAATTGCTTCTGCTAATGAAGTGTCTGATGCAATTGCCAAGCAGGAAACTCCCGCAACAACCAAGGCTGAGAAGATGATTAAGAAAGTTCAGGAGAAGTTTGATACTGATCCGCCTGAGAATATCATGGATAAGGCTGTTGCTTACATCAAGTCGCAAACCGACAAGAAGAAAGCTTATGAGTCAATCGTAGGTAAGTATGGTGAAAGCCTTACCGATAAGCAAATGTCTGGATTACAGAAGTTTGTACGATGAGTAAGTACCCAGTACTAAGCCGTAAGCTAACTAACATAGCTACGTTTTCAAGCTTTCGACGTCAGTGTCTCACGGCTAGGATGCCTAAGAACTGGGTTGATAACGACAACGAAGAGCCAATATGTACAGGGTTGTATTTCATTAAACACAAAGACTTCCTAGGTGATGTAGACATCGCAGAGTATCACATCAACACAAAGGGTAAAGCCTTCTGGTGTACTGCTGGAAAGCCTACCCACTGGGCTGAGATAGAAACCTATGAGTACATGCTTGAAGACGGCACACCATTATACGAAGACCAATGAATATATCAGATAAATTAATGGAGCGGTACGGCAAGTCTCACTTGTCGTACTCGTCTCTCAAGCAAGCCCTAGGCGATATGGCTCAGTTCGATCGTTACATGAAGGGAGAAGTCAAATACAAATCAGACGCACTAGAGTTCGGCACTATGTACGACATGCTGCTGTTCGAACGAGACAAAGCATTCGAGAAGTACACGGTCATGTCTCCATCTGCTATCGTAACAACGTTATCAGAGAAAGCTCAAGCCTCCAAGAAACCTACACTTACTGCTGAATACAAGGCTAAGCTTAAGGAAATCAAAGAGGAAGCGGCTGAGGATGGAAAGTCAATCGTATCACACGATGAGTGGCAGATGGCTAACGACATGATCGACAGACTAGCTACATGTGGTTTGCTTGACTCTCACCTCAAGGGTGATTATCAGGTAGGATTCCTCGAAGAGCTACATGGCGTACAAGTGAAGGGATTTCTCGACTGCTTAGGCGATGGATTCATTAGCGATAGTAAGTCAGCACGTAGCTCAGAGAAGTTTCGGTATGCTATCAAGGACTTCTCATATGATATCCAAGCTTACATCTACACAGAGGTGTTTGGTATAAAAGATTTCTATTGGGTTGTACAGGAGAAAACTTACCCGTACCTTCCTGCCCTCGTTAAATGCTCTGACTCCACCCTGTTTACAGGAGAGATGAAGTTCCATGATGCACTTAAGCGTATCACGAGTTTCTTGGATCAGGACTATAACCCACAAACAGACTACCTAAACTATGAAGTATAAAAAAGCAATCAAGGTAGTAGTAAAACTAGCGTTAATAAATTTTTTCATAACCAATATAATTCATTAAAAGATGAGTGAACAAACAAAGAAGTACGAGAGCGTACTAGTAGGTTGGGCTGATGAGCCTAGCTACAATGACAATGGCGAGTTAATGGGATGGTCTTTCCGTCTCAAGGATAACGAGCTTAAGGATGCCATCGACCAGTACACCACCAAGCGTGATGCACAAGGTCAGGGCGGCAACGTTAGATTTCGACTATTTATGTCGAAGAATGGTAAGCCATGCCTAAGCGTATGGGATCCTAATAGTGAGGCTGCGCAGGAGCGCCGCACAACAACTAAATCCGAAGGGTCTTCTGACCTTCCGTTCTAACGGGTTGTTTTATCAGGGAACGGGGTGGGGCGAAAGCTCTGCCCCTTTTCTTCCCTATAACATTATGTCACGACCTATCTACTCCATGACCGCCAAGGTCATCACGATAAAGAACAAGCGACCACAAACCAGAAGCGTGTGGATCGTAAGCCAGTATGACAACCCAGCGGACATTATGAAGAAGGATGGAAAAACAATGTCAAGGCTTGAGCGTGAATTGTTTACTGCAAAGGCTAAGAACAAGACCATTGTGATTGATTCCATAACTTCGATAAAACAAGTTGGAACAACATCAATACCATATGAAACATAGCGATAAACAAGTAGGCGGTAAGCACTACAAGGAAATGAAGATTCAGCCCACTGACTTCATAGCAGCTAATGACATACCCTTCATAGAAGGGAACGTAATTAAATACGTATGCCGACACGAATTCAAGAACGGCAAAGAGGATGTCCTGAAGGCTATCCACTACTTAAATTTACTACTCGAATACAAATACTCGGATGAACGTAACGATATACAAAGACCTGTACAAGAAATCCAAGGCGGATGCCCATGTGATTCCGATTGTGACTGCCCTCAAAAGAATACAGGAGGGGACTTCTGCGCCAACGATTGAAGCTGTTCGTGGTGGAGAAAAGGATTTCAAAAAAAGCCTACCCGTTGTACTATTCAGCGGTGAGTTTGGCGACAGAAAAGACCAATCAATTGAAAAACATAGCGGATACATTGTTCTTGACTTTGATCATATTGATGTTACAGCATCCAAAGCTCTTCTCAGTACAGACC